ATGCCATTATAAGCCACTTCCTCGTCGCAATAATTAGCAGCCAAAATAAACGAAGTGTCGTCAATTAATGAAGGATCTATAGCCCTGCCATACCTGGCATTAGTTAAATAATCCCGCAAGCACAAAACAGGATTATCACTCCATTGCGTTGTCATTGTGCGTGGGTCGTAAATTTTAATACCCTTCACCATAGCGTTGATCGTGGGTATTCCTGATGGATAAACTTTTGGGTTGAAAAACATCTCAACCCACAAATAGGCTACGCCTGCTAATCTATGCGTATCGCCGCTGTACGTGATTTTTTGAATATTCAGCACATTGACTAATTCATCGAACCCGATTTGTTCGTCAGTGCCATAGCGTTCTTTAATCCATAAATCATTGTCAAATTTATGAAGTATAGTCGACTCATTATTAACCCAAAAATTGACATAACTATCAATTTCCCCTTCAGAAACTACTAAAAAAACGCTTAGAAATTTGGTATTATGTTCGCTTTGTGCTCCGTGAAATGGCTGATAACCGCCGTGTGCCGCCATAAAAGCTATTGTACCGCCCACCCTTCTAGTGCCGTAAACTATTGGGATAGCGGCATTGTTGGATTTTTTGTTCAGCAAAACATTGGCAGCCGTATTGTCAAAACTAGCGACACTGGGGGTATCAATTAAAATGCCGCCCACAATTGCCGATACAGCTGCACCAGCCAAAGCACCAATAACGGCGGCCGTGGCGACACCGTAAGCAGCTACTGCCGCAATTCCTGCCACTCCCGCGGCAGTGGCGGCACCTGCAACTGCCGCTATAACTACTGCCATCTTAGAACCTCACACACATTCGGTATTTTATTAAGAGATATTAGCTCTACACCGATTGCGTCTGTAACAATGGCTACTTTAGAACCAGTAAATACCCCTACAGAATGCCATTTTTTTTCATGGGCCAATCTCTGTTCCATAACTATTAAATCACCTGTTTGGATATAAGCAAACTCAACATTGACATACCCTAACTTATGTAAAGTCTCAGATAAGCCACCATTCTTTCTGCCATACTTCCAAGCACTCTTTTTGTCATGCCATAAGCCAGTGTATTCTTTGCGTAATTCTGTACCCCTCATAGCGTCAATAGCTCCAAACATGAATAAAGGGCAGTCATGTACTCCAAACTCAAACGGTATCCCTAGTTGACTTTCAATGTATTTTAGTAATTTTAACTCTTTGCTCAAGGTTTTTTGCCCCAAATCAAACTATCCGTATTTTGGGACGCAAACTCAAAACCCTTGTCTCCTAAAAAATGTATCTGTTGCTCTTCGTGGTTTGCGTGCCTGCCTGTTTTTCTGCTGAAATCCACCCATGCGTTGGTAACGGATATTGATACAGTTGATGTTCCGCCATCTGGGTCTTCATTAATGATTGGGCTGTCAATGTGCCCTTCAAAAATGAGCACTGGATTTATAATTAAAACATGGCTATTGACATCTAAGAAAGCTGTGAAAACTTTAACAACTCGATTAATGTAGTTGTTGTTTAGAACTAGGTTTATCATTGTTTCATCAATGCCGCTTAAAGAGAGTGTCATTGATGAAACAATGACTTCGGAAGCCTCCTCAATGTCGCTAAATCCCATAAAATGCCCTACGCCTAAATAGTCATTTTCATCATAAGTAATCGTTTTGTAACTATCGTTCATGTAAAGAATTTCACTGTCCAAATGGATTGAAACTAGATGAACGGGCATATTTTCAGGCTTTATGACCTCGGTTTGAAAATCAATTGTTGAGCCTCTATCCATTAGATTATTTCAACAAATTTAAGACTATAACTAATGTATTGATTTACCGCAACGCTCATGTTAGTTGCATCGCTGGTAAATGCTACGTTAAACGGAACATCATTGTAAATAATGACTTCTAAATCCGATACGCCCTCTATCAATGCAGGTTCAATGTTTAGCGTTGTAGAGCCATCAACTGTTACCATATAAACCTTATCATGACCAAATTTAATAAAATCACCTGCTTTAAGATTGCCAGTTAAGCCAGTTGTTGAGATAATGCTATCACCTGCTGTATATGTTCCATCAGCAACTATTGAGCCAGTGGCTGTGCCACTTGTTGATCCGTAAATTTCTGGAATGTAAGAAAAGGTCTTGAACTGTCCTTGTTGAGCGATTGAGAACGCCCAAATTGGTGCGAAATCCTCACGTGAAAGTAGCGGATATTTAACGTCAAGTAGCCATCTTTGACCACCTCTACGCCTAACCTGTCGCTTTAGTGAATGCGTTAGACTAACTAAAGTCGGACTAATGCTTGAAATTGAGATACTTGACGGCTTAGGAATAATTGGGAACATTAGATAGCAACTGATTGTCCGTTGCGATTAAACGCTTGTCTAATAATACCCACAACCATGGGTGCATTTTCTGCAATTACTGTTGCGGCCGTTCTAGGGTCTAAAGCGTTGACTTGTGGCGAATAATTAACAACTATATTAGTATCACCGCCTGTTTTTTGACCTTTGGAATGGTCAATAACTGTTTCATTTGGGTGCAGAATGGCAGGAAAGCCTCCTTGATTATCAACACCACCACTACGAGAGCCTGAGCCTGTAAATCCACCACCTGCGAAGGTAGCATGAGGTAAACCAGCACCTCCTCCAGCACCTGCTCCAGCAGGTGCACCAGCAGGTGCACCAAACATACTTCCAAACATATCTCCCAAAAATGCTGACCCAGCTTGTGCAAGAGGTCGTGCAATCTGAACCCTAACCATTTCAGCTGCAATATCTCGAAAAATAGAAGTTGCTAAATCTTTAAATGAGTCCAATCCTTGGCCCATATTCATTAATGAGTCGGTTATTGAGTCTTCCATGCTTTGAGCCATTTTTTCCATTTTCTTGTCAAATGCAATTTGCTCAATAACATCTGCATAATTCTGAATTTCAGTCTTCATCATATCTATGCCATGCGTGTATTGCTCGAGCGTTATTTTTGAGTTTTTGAGTTGAGTTCCCAGTATTTTTTCAGCTGTAATTTGAGCATCGGTTATTTTTTGTAATTCTGTTCTTTTTTTGGTCAATTTCTCGGTGATGTTAAATACCTTTAATATGGTTTTATCAACACCTAGTTCTTGTCTTTTTTTAAGTTTTTTTGCTTCTTCAGCTTCTTTAACTCTGGCACGTTCTGACTTTGCAAAATCAGCACTCATTGCCATAGATTTTCTAAGTTCTTTCATAGCAAATTCAGTATCTGTATGAACTTTGAGCTCGCCAAAAGTCATGTCTTTAAGCTTGCGTTTAATTCTTAGTAAATCTTCCTCAGCCTTAATTTTCTGTATGGCTATCTTAACTGCTTCTGCTTCTGCTAGATTGTTAGTATTAATAGCAACAGCTATTCTAACCATAAATGATACTGTTTTTTCTAAACCAAGTACAAGCTCCCCAACTGCACTGCCTAATCTTTCCATCAATTTTATTGTTTCGGGGTCTTTTAGAGTTTTAGTCATCGATTGAACTGCGTTTTTAGCATCATCTAAAGCACCAGCCTCGCCAAAAGCGAGCAACAAATTATTCCACGCATCGCCCATCATCGACACTTTGCCAGTGAAAGTGTCCTTCAATTCATCAATTGCACCCTTGTTATCTTCTGCCCACTTCATAATTATTTTTTGAGTATCTTCAACGGAGGTTTTGACCCCAACCCTAAAGCCCATCATCGCATTAACGCCTTTTTCTCGGAAAATGTCAGCAGACGCAGCACCTGCCGACATGGCTCTTTGTAATTGCCCAGCCGTCACTTGGAATGACAACCCGAATTGAGAGGCTATTTCACCAGTAATTTGTAGCATGTTTCCAAGTTTGGACACATCATTACCAACCGCCACTAACAGAGAAGCGGAGGATTGTTGAATTTCTTTTAATGCAAACGGGGTTTCGCTTGCAAACTTAGTCATTTCAGCAAATGCTTTAGAAGCACTTTTTGTTGAACCAGTTAAAAACTTTAATTGAATGCCTAAATCCTCAATTGAGGCGGTATATTTGATTGAGTCTTTTAAAAGTTTGCCAACGCCAAGGGCAGCCAGTGCACCGCTCAATAATCCAATTTTTGACTTAACTTTGCTAGCAACAACACCAATGCTGTTAATTTCTTTTTTAGCTTTACCAGCACCTTTTTGGGTAACTTTAACGCCTAAAGTTGTAATTTCTGTAGACATTATTTTTCCTCTGAAATTTTAAAATAAGCAATCCAACCATGAAATTCATCTACAGTTATCTGCTCGATTTCTTGGACAGTTTTATTTAAGCGACTTGCCAGAGCATAAATGTTGTAAAGTTCGGGGTCGCTTTTTATTTTTTTTCTTTATCCTCGACACTGGTTGTATCAGCTATTTCATTAATAACTCTTTCTAATACGCTGGGGTGAACGTGTCCCAGCAAAGATGGCTTATCATTAAGATCAAAAAGATGTTTGCCTTTTTTATCTTTTGCTTTCAAAATTAGCATTCTAACCATAAAATCAGCATCGTCACCGCCTGCAAATTTTACTAGTGTGCTTTTTTCGCCCAGCGTAAGTGGGGTAGCATAAATAGTAGTATCCCACTCGGGAACTTCAATTTTTTTAG